TTGGAATACAACATAGAAGGAGCTAATTATGCCAAATGCTGGAGTTGTGGCAATGGGTTCTCCGGCCCTATTGCAGCCGTCGCACACTACGCCAATATAAATCTTGACACCGATTGGTTGCATGCTCTTGAAGAGACCGCCCGACAGGGAGGTATCGTCATAACCCCAATTGAACGACAGCGCGACCTATCTATTGCCGCCGCCGTCAAATCCAATCAATCCTCCTTTTTACGTCAGCAGCTCGAAGCTTCAGGATTAACCGAGGCCGATGTCATGGCATCTATTATCGAGGGGGGACAGGAGCTGTTCCGCTCCCCATTCCGCAAAGGTCGTGTAAACGAGTCATTCATTCCGGACGAAGCCGGCGACGAAATGCTCATTTACTATTATGACCTTAACGGACGCCCGATGATGTATACGGCCAAAGGCTCTTCCAAGCCCCGGCAGTATGTCCGTGTCCGTTGGTCTAACCCAGCTCTTCACAGGGCATCCGACGGCAAGGAAATGAAGTATCAGACACCCTCCGGAGCTTCATGCCGGGTATATATCCCGGAAAAGATCCGCCGTCTGTATAAAAGCCGGACACACATTGACACACTGTTTCTTCAGGAAGGTGAAAAGAAAGCCGAGAAAGCATGTAAGCATGGTATGCTGTCTATAGGCATACAGGGCATAAACAACTTTGGCTCTCAACAGGAAGGTCTTTTGCAAGATATTCAAGACCTCGCCAAAGTCTGCTCGATAGCGAATATCGTCCTCGTCATGGACTCGGACTGGAATGACCTCCACCGGGATATCATCGTCGGTGACAGAGCCGACAAACGCCCCAATTCATTCTCTAAGGCAGTCATCAAGTACCGGCAGTACATGAAGACATTCAACATCATTGGTCTGTCCGTAAATATCTGGTGGGGACATGTGAACGAGAACGGACACGGTGACAAAGGAGTCGATGACCTCCTTTGCGGATCTCTGAACGGCCGGGAGTCTGAGCTTATGGCGGACGTTGAACGCACAATGAACTCCCATGACGGGAAAGGCACATGGCTCAATATCCACAAGATCACCGAGGAGTCAGACACGAAAATCCGTGATTTCTGGTCGCTGAATGACGTTCAGGCATTCTATGAAATACATAAGGACCGATTGACCGGCGTTGACACCTTCAAAATCGGCAATATCAGATATAAGGCCGAAAACGGCTCTCTCGTACCTGTTAGCCGTTATTCTTCTTCCTCGGATATTTATTCCATCACTCAGACCTCAAAAGGCGAGGACAAAGTCGAGTTTAACGATGTCGAGGCGTTCCGCTTCCTCTCGGCAAACGGCTTCCGTCGACTGCGAAACAGCGATGAAGCGGCCACCGGTTACGACTTTATCCGTATCGATGACGGCATTATTGACCGCGTCGCACCCTATGAGGTGCGCGACTTTATCCGCAGCTATATAACGGCCAACTGTAAGTCTGATTTAGTCCTGTTGTTCTTCAAGAAGAAGCTGTCGACCATTATGTCGGACAAGCAGCTTGAAGAACTCGACATCATCTCCGACGATTTCAATAATTTCACGTCGGGCGTTCAGCGCACATACTACAACAACGGTCAGGTCGAGATTACCGCCAATGACATCACGCCCAACAAGCCAATCAGCCAAGTGTGGCGAAGCCGAATTGTCCCCCGCCGTTTCCGTCGAGTGCCAATCATTAAGGATATCCAAAAGATAGGCGACAAATTCTATATCGAATATACCCCCGAGGCGGCCAACTGCGAGTTCCTGCAGTTCCTTGTCAACACATCAAATAACTTCTTCTCCTATGACGCGCCCCGGGAACTCTCCGACGATGAAACCTTCGAGTGGATTCATCATATCGTCAATAAAATCACGACGCTCGGCTTCTTGCTCTGTGATTATAAATACGCCTCCGAGCGTAAGGCCGTAGTAATTCAGGATCACCTCATGTCTGAGGTCGGCCAGAGCCACGGCGGCGCCGGTAAGTCGATAGTCGGAAACGCTATCGGCCATGTTGTCTCGCAGTTCTTCATAGACGGCAAGCAGATGAAACGCGATGACGAGTTCCTTCTGTCTGGCGTAACCAAAGCCACTCGCAATATCTTCCTCGATGACGTTAAGACAAACTTTGCCTTTGAAAACCTTTTCGCAATGGTTACCGGCCCAATGTATGTCAACCCCAAAGGCAAAGACAGATATTGCATACCGCTTGAGGACTCCCCGAAAATTTTGATTACAACAAACCACGCTATCAACAAAGCAAACGAGGCGGCCACAAAGCGCCGTATCATCTACATGGAGTTTTCAACATGGTACAATCCCGATCATACTCTCGTTGATGACTTCCATCACATGTTTTTCGACGACTGGGACGAAGAACAATGGAATCTTTTTGACAATCTGATGGCCGAATGTGTCATGTTCTATTTCCGCTCCTTCGAGAACTGCTGGGCGCGTGAGGGCGCCGGGGCTGTTCCTCCGCCCATGAAGAATATCGAGCTACGCACTCTCCGACAGGAGATGTCGGAAGTCCTCTATCAGTGGGCCGAGGAATATTTCGACCCGTCAGGCTCTCATCTCAACGACCGTATTAAACGCGCTGACCTCGTCGCCTCTTTCTTCGAGTACGCCGGTGGCCCTGCCGGGCATGGCGTTACCCGTACAAACTTCAAGGGGAAAATCCAAGCATATTGCAAATTCAAGGGCTACGATTTTAACATTGACCGTCCTAATGCCGAGAAAGTCTATTACTCAGACTGGAAACCGCTACACCCCGAAGAATCTTTCATCGGTTCGGATGATAAATCCGGAGGGGCAGAATACTTCAAGGTATTCTCTCCAGCCAAAGAAAAGGAATCCAAACCATTCTAAATACTTATATATGGACAACAAAGAAATCGCCATCTCCGTCGTAAGTAAATTTACGGGCGTGGCAAAATCGACAATCCTATCCGGTACGCGCAAATGGCCCGCAGTCGAGGCCAGACAGTTTGTAATCCTCCTTCTGTATCATGAAGGAGCTACTGATGAAACTATTTCATGGATGCTTAACCGTGGCCGTTGCGCAATCCTCAAATCAAGGCACAATGCAATCGCCTCACTGCGTCTTTCAAAGATATTCCGTGCCAAGTTCAACAAAATCTCCGAAATGTATGAGCACCAAAAATCGTTACGAGTATCTTAAAATCGACTTTCTCGAAGATGTCAGCCCGGTAGAGGCACAATCGACATGGCGCGTCACTAAAGCCCGCCGGGAATCCGTCACAATCTTCTCATCGTTGCTCCCTGACGGCTCGTGGGTCTATGGTTATGCCGTCAACTGGGCAAATGGCCGGACATCCGTACAGCAGCCTACCGCAGCCCTCGGAAGATTCCGTTCTCAGCGCGATGCAAAGCTGTATGCAATCGGCTTTATGCTTCTATATCTTGATTATTTCATAGAAGATACACGCATCGACCTCCGTAGTGGAGAAGCGTCGCTCCTTCAAGCAGAACTATTCTAAATCATCAACCATGGTACAAAAACTTTCCATTCTACTTGCCCTCGCTCTGGTAGGCTGCTCTCAGTCTAACGAGCTTTCGGGTTCATCGGCTCAGCCTCATGCAGCCGTCGCCTCTGAGTCAATCCCTGCCGGGTTCTCCGTCATCGAGCAGCACCCCGACGGATATTTCATTCGTCTTGCCTCCGCGGAACGTGCCTCAGCTGCCACGATCCGCTCAATCGCCGATACATTCAATGGCGAATTTGACCGCGTCGACCTTTGCCTCGATATCACCCATGAGCGCGGCGATGAATACGCCTCGATCATCGGCAATCAGGTGTTCGATCACGAAAACGATTATATATATTCACTTAACAATACCACAAAATGAATTCCAATGATCTTATTTGTTGCTCATCATGCAACGAACTCAAGCCTCTTTCCGAGTTTTCCCGCAACTCTCGCTCCAAGTCCGGACATCTTTCAATCTGCAAAACCTGTCAGAAATCAAGGATTTCCATCGGGAAAAGAGTCTCCGCCAGTTACCCCCCCTCTGCATTTAAGGCTTACAATCCAAAATTCGAAGGCCAACAACCACTTCAGCTCATAGCCGCCATGCGTGAGCTTGCAGAAGAACTTAAAAACAGAGGCTTCTCCTACAAAGGAGAACTTACATATCTGAATGTAATTAAAATATAACACCTTGGATATTATGATTTTCAAAGTCTTTTTCCTTGCCGTTGACCCAAATGGTTCTGCGCGACAACCACTCCACTTTTGCAGAGTCTTGGCTGTAGACTATGTACATTTCAACGAATCTGCCCGGCGTCAGCAAGAGCAGAACCGCGCAGAGAAAGCTCTACTCGACGAAAAGGCACAATGCCTTCGGGTAATCTCCAAGTCCAAAGAGTGTATCAACACCGCCAATGTCCGAATCCGTAAAGTTGATGAACAGCTTGCAAAGCTGCAAGATGAGCGTCTTAACCCACAACCGACACTGTTCTCATGATTACCACGATTCTCAGTATAATCGGCGCTCTCGCAATAGGGTTTATTATAGGCAGCTATTTGACAAAATGGTTGTTCCGGCCCAGAATTTTTGCACCCGACAACAATGTTGCCGGGATTCGTCTGCGAGAATTCTCCGTCGAACCTCTACGGCTGCAAATCGCTCGTGAGGTCGATATTCCTCCGCTCGCTCATCATGACCTCAAATGCGCTCTACTCCGCGAAACTGAGAAGGCCATTCAGAAAAGTACCCTCGAGGAGATGAAACGCCGCGGGTTACTTTCTCCAAGGGAGGTGTATCACGCCTACGGCAATTCCGGATTTGAGCGGTATCGCCTTGAATTGTCGTTGTTGGTAGCCAAGTATCCGACGCCCGATGAACTTTCTGCGGGACACTCGACCCCCCCAATTTCCCCTGTGAAAACTCCTCTCAACGATTGCAAACGGGGCGTATGAAAAAATACGAATTTTCGTAATCTTTTTGACCTTCAAATTTGTTTAATACGAAAATTCGTAGTAATTTTGTGGTGTCAAATTAAACAAGTAATCACAATGAGAATACGAAAAGAAAAAATCGAACTGACAGAAAAAGAGGAGGAGCTGATAAGAGCCATCCGAAACTATCAAAAGAGTTTCCCAAACGGTTATCCCCAACTGCTCTACTACATTCAGCAACTCGTCGATGAACTGACAGACCTTCCCTGACAAACCGCCCTCCCTCTCATCGAGGGGGAGGGCTTAAAAATAAAACGATATGGAAACAGTCATCCAAACAAAAACACTGATTTCGGACGTAAAAAGTAAAATGTCCGACATCCTCGTAGCTATTTCATGGCGCGAGATTGCAAGAACTTATTTCGGCAAGTCGAGTTCGTGGCTGTATCACAAACTCGATGGAATCGACGGTAACGGTGGCGCCGGTGGATTTACCACTGATGAAGCCATGCAGCTCAAAGAGGCACTCTGCGATTTATCGGACCGCATCCGTCGAGCTGCCGACTCTATCTAATTCAGCCTTGTTTAATTTGACAATGTCCGTCAAGGCCGGACACACACCCTCGCCAATTCCGGCGGGGGTGTTTTGCATTGTTTCCTTTTTATTGTATATTTGCGAACCCAATCCATTCTTATATGCTAAAATTACACTCCTTTACCGCACTGGACTTTGAGACATTCACAGCGGAACGTTCGAGCGCATGTGCTATTGGTCTTGTTAAAGTCGTAGCAGGACACATCGTCCAGAAATTCTATTCCATGATTAATCCCATACCGGATCACAGAGATAAGGACAACTCTGCGGTCAATGGTATCACTCGCGAAATGGTAGCCGTCGCCCCAACTTTTCAGGAGCTATGGCCTACAATTAAGAAAATTATAGGCAATGATGTGTTAGTTTGCCACAATGCAGAATTCGACAGCTCCGTTTGGGACGAGCAAATGAATCGATATTGTTGTGTTACAGATCCATCAAAATTCCGTTTTTTCTGTACCTACCAAATGACTGGTCTTTCGCTTGAAGACGCATGTGCAAAGCATAATATAGAAATGGGGTGCCACCATGATGCCCTCGATGATGCTTTGGCTTGTGCTAAAATCATGCTCGCAGAGAATGGCTCAATGCAGACAAGTACTTTTAAGGGCGGAATCACTGCGGCAAGAGCCCAGATGAAAGCCAAGAAATATGAGCGAAACACTCTTGATGCTATTGATGACTCTTTGATTGAGAACAAAGACACCCCTTTCTTCCACGCCCGTACTGTAATCACCGGAATATTCTCGGCCTATCCTAACCGCGATGAACTGGGAAAGATTCTCCAGGCGTTAGGAGCAGATATAAATACATCCATATCTAGGAAAACAAACATCGTGATCGTCGGTAGTGGCGCAGGTCCATCAAAACTGCGAAAAATAGAAGAACTTCGCACTGATGGTTTTGACATACGTGTCATATATGAACCAGAGTTGCTATCTATTCTCTCATAAAAACGCCATTATGGAAATGAATACTTCATTGCGAATCACCTGGGCTAAGGCTTTCGGAGAAATCTACTGCCACCATGCCTCCTTATTTATCCCATACACGGTTTCGCTCTTCTCCCCGGAGGTAGTTCTTGTAGGTGTAAAAGTCCGGAATAACATGATCTCCAAATCTGTAGTAGTTCGTTCTTTTGATACTGTCTTTCAGAATTATCTCCCATGTTCCATAATCGACGGGGCACTTGACATACCGCTCAAATCCACTCCTATAATCGAAGCTCTGAGCCTTAATTCTTGGACTAAGCTTAAAGGTAAACTAAGAGGCACTCAAAAGGAATATCCTCTCAATATGTTCTATCGTATTGATAGCGAGGAACCCGTGGTTCTCACATTCAGTTCACTGAATGGAGAAACGCCATACACGATGAGTGAACATCTGTTCAGCACAATGAAAGACGGAGACACCGTTGACATTACTATAAATATCCAAGAACTTCAATAATTGATTTGAATTCAAATTTTTCTCCTATAAAATTTGCCATTGTAAATTTCTTATAGTAATTTTGCAGTGCTATAATCCATAACGGTTTGTCCGTTACCCGGAGCGGAGGTTTAGACGCTCGACATAACTTCGGGCATTTTTTATGCCCTCTTGCTCCCGACATTCGCGTCGGTAGCAATTCACATAAGTAGCTCTACGGCTACCTTTCCGAACACTTAATATCGCCCTCCGGGGACTGACGTTATGGGTTATAGCAACGGAAAGGTAGCCGTTTTTTAGTCTGCCTATATGCTATAACCCATAACGTCGAAGTTATGCAACAATCCATTCTTTTCAAGGTTCCGGGCAAACCATCAAGCTCGCCCCTCGTAATCCTAACAGGCCCTACTATCAGCGCCCGGTATTCCACCCCTATCACTGCCCGCCTCTCCCGCACCCTCTCGATGGCATGGGAATCGGTGAAGTGCGCTTGTACCCCGTCCCGCCTCGTTACCGGTATATGCGTCCTATGCGCCATTTCGGCAATATTCGCCGGAATGCACACGGCAGCCACCGGATCTGACAACTCACGAATTCTTCTTGCCGTCATTACACTCATAGGGCTACCCCTGTCCATAATCGGAGCATTCATATCCTCTGCCGGGAAAGGAGGTGACAAATGATGGGATTTACAGATGACCTGCTGTTCGCGGTTACAAGCCATATCGTTGAGAACTGGGAGCGCTTGGACGGCAATGTCGCCTATTTCGCAAATCGCGTCCGTAAATCCGGCCTCACAACAGCCGATCTCGACAACTATCTCGTCGAGCGTGGCAAAGTATGCCCGGTCTGCGTCACTACCGTATTCAACTACATCCTACACCCTGTCGATAGCGAGGAAGGAGGTCAGGCATGAAATACTTTGTTACGGTCAACATACTCCAGTCCACCACAAAGCTCGGACGGCTGCTCGCTGATTCCGTTTTTCGTCGTTATAACAATGCCCTTGTCCATTACGGCGAGGCATCCCGGATTCCGCAGTATCTGACAGAGGAAATGAAATCCCTCTGCACGGAAAACAAGCGTCTGAAGCCGATGACCGTCCGTACATCCGGATTTACCGCCGGCAAGCTCAACATGGGAGCTTCATCGCAGATATATGTTGTCACCGAAGCAGGAGCAAAGGCATTCACCGACAATCGGCCATTCACCATCCATCTCACCCCGGTAATGAAGGACTACACGATAGGGAAAGGAGGAGGGCTATGAGCCGCACCACCCCCATGCCGGACATCACCATCGGCAAACGCACCCATTACACAGAGTCCGGAGAACCGGATTACGGGCAATATGAAATCGAAGTCACCAGCCACATTGAATGCAATGGAATTATCACCCTCGATTATGCCGGTGACTTATTCAGGCTCCGCAATGCCATCGACAGTTATATAACCGAAAACAAACTACAAAATCCGTACCTATGAATACAGAAGGAAATAACAAATCCCGGCAGGTTAAGAAGAACGCCTCACGCAAGCCCCGGTTTCTCGGCGTGATCGAAGGCTTCATCAACACGCAGTACCGTCCGACCCGCGCCTTTGACCCCACTGAACGCACACGCTTCCGGGTCATGACCTCACAGGAAATAATCCTTGATCTCGCAGATATGGTCGACATGGAGCTTAATGACGTAGCCGAAGCCATGATGTATCTCGGTTACCGCACCATAATTCATGACGGCAAAGCCGGATGGCTGCTCGAACGCCGGAACACCTGAACATTCATCCATTCCCCCTCATGACAAGCGGCACATCGTTTCACAACGATGTGCCGCGCTCCTTTCTTGTTGGAATAATAGGGATGGGTTGAAATCTAAAGTACAATATATAGACGGCGATTACCTATCAGATTCGGTATTCTTTTTTCAGGCTGGGGTATTCTCTTTTCAGGCCGAGGTATTCTTTTTTCAGGCCGTCGGTATTCCCATATATAATACATTTTCACGTATCACGTAAACGCATTAAAAGCCCATTATAGGCACAAAATTAGACATTCTCTGCTGAATAGACAAACATTCTGTAATCGAGTTAGCAACATCTGTTTTAATGATACTCCGCCGCCCCCGCACCCCCGGAGGCAGGATTTTGGAAACCATTGTGCACACGTGCGGAAATGGCACAGGCGCACATAGTCCCGGCTTCCGTGCGGAGGGGTGCGGGGAGGCGCGTATCACCCGGCAGCCCGTCGCATGCCACGTACCGCCCGCAAAGGACATTGGATGCAACGAGCTGTTATAAACCATTTTACATTCATAGCGAACAATCCTTATAATTATTTTTTTCTCCCGCCTATTGTAAGAGTAAAAAAGAGTACATTCGTACAGAATAGGTGTTTACATTTGTAAATCAGCCACTTAGATAGCGCACGATTTTTGCACTTTTGCGCACGATTGCACTGATGTACAAATCACACTTTGGAAGGTACACTTCCGCAGCACATTCCGCACAAAAAAGTACGCCCGTAATGTATTGGGATACTGACAAATGCACGAAAGCGCACGAATGCACAGCAAAATCGCACCTGACCGCATGGAAATCCCGGTTTTATATTTAACTGTTTGAGAATGTAATTTAATTAATTATCGAATTTTTATAAATTTGCATATATAATCAGTTAACATAAACCATAGTATATTATCACATGTCGCAATTTTCAGTCTACATCAATCCGCCTGAATATCTTGAACAGTGGCTTCGTCATGATTTCTGGGATTCAGAATCGGGGAGAGTAGTGTTTCCAAGGGGTTCAGCCCCCCGCGCCGTCCTCGCCTCGTTACTACGCAAGTCACCCGGCCACAGTCAGCATGACCACGGCCACTCATCACTACCAGTGGAAGTACCGACATTCAAGGGGCTGAATCCCGCCACGTTCAACTACCTCTCTCCGACAGGACAGTCAGCCTTGATCTCCGCCTGTAAGAAACTCTTTCAGGCCACGCTCTTCAACGAGCTCCACGAACTGTTCAGCCACGATGTCCAGATCACCGACATCATCTATGACTTCATGGACCGCCACGGCATTGACCGCTCCGAACGCAATTGGGAGACCATCCGCCAGATGTACTCACGCATGCGGAAAAAAAGTCAAGCGCATCGCAGTTAAAATATGTTAATACCCATTGACTTCAAAAGCGATAATTACCAGAACGCACATCCCGTCCAATCCACCCGAAACACCCGTAGCCATGAGTTTCCACACCCTTCCCGGAATCAGAAAAATTCAGATTGTCCGCTGCACTGACCTTCCTTCAGGACTGATGCTGCAATCCATCTGCGGCTGCATGATCGCCATCGCAGCCCCGTCGGAACAGGTCGCATTCGTCGGCCGCCCGACCCTCCGTTGGGAAGGCACAAAGGTCAATGGCTCACGACAGGAAAAATCGACACTGGAATTCACTACTGTCCACCCTTTGCCCGAAGGCGAGCACATCGCCTTCGTGGTCACGGGTGCGGGAGGAAAACAATATCTCGTAGGCACACGCGAAGGACGGTTCCCGGTGATGAACTATTCGGACACCACAGGCGAGCCGGGAGGCAGCCCCGCAGTCCGCACCTACAATGTCACCCACATCGCACAGAAATCAGTGCTCCCCTGCATCATCTGACAGCCTTTATAGTCTTTTACCACGCAGCCCGCGCCACATAATTTTGCGGCATAGACAATCAACCGCTATGCCAAAAAATTACAATCTCTACCTCAAGGGCTATGTCGGCGACTGGGATTTCTCCGCCGACATGGTCAACGCCGTCCTTGACAGACACAAGGACAAAGAGGTCTGCGTATTGATTGACTCCACCGGAGGGCGTGTCAACACAGCCCTCTCGATTTCCTCTCTCTTCAAGCTACATGGCAACGTCCACTGCCACTACGTCGGCATGAACGCCTCCGCAGCCACCATCGCCTCGATGGGGGCCAAGCACGTTTCCATCGACGCAAACGCCCTCTTCCTCGTGCACAAGTGCATGAGTGTGGTTTTCGAGTGGGACTATATGAACGCCGACGAACTCGCCGCCCATATCGCCGACCTCGAAAAACTCAGAAAGGACAATGACACCATCGACGGCTGTATAGCCGGCATGTACGCCTCGCGCTGCAAAAAGCCAAAGGACGAGCTGCTCGCCCTCATGAAAGAAGGCGCATGGCTCACCGCCAGACAGGCGCTCGAATGGGGCTTTGTCGATGAAATCACCGATGATCCGGAGGACGCAGCCCCCGAAATCACCGATGTTGTGGCTGACGCGTTCGCAAAAGAGGGAATCCCCATGCCCCCGGTCGGTGTCAGGAAAGGATCATTCCTTGAACGTCTCGCGCAGTTATTCACCTCTCAACAATCCAAACCCGCTGCCGAGGCACGAATGCCCCCGGCAGCACAAACCGATCATCAAATGTCAAAACCGCTCACAGCCATCGCCGCCCTTCTCGGTGTCACGGTCACTGTTGCTGACGGCAAGCTCACCATCACTGAAGAACAGGCCGTCAGCATTGAGAACGCCCTGTCAGGGCATGCAGCCGCCGTCAACGGCCTCAATGCAAAAATCACCGAGAAAGACAGCACCATCAACCAGCTCAACGCAAAGATCGCTGACCTCGTCAAAGAGCCCGCCTCTGCCACCACCGGTGTCACCGACACCTCCAAGGACACAAATCCTCTCAACGGCCTCGACATCGATAAAATCTGCGACGCCCTCTGCGACGGACTCGTCTAATCCTCTAACCTCAATCTCTCTCCACAATGTCAGACAACTCAGCAAAAATCGTCATCACAGACGAAGTGCTTCAGCAGTATAAGGACACCTGCATACAGTGGGATCCCGTCCTCCGACAGCTCCCCATCCGTGCTGCCGCTGACGTACTGAAATATTTCGTGCCTGTCAAGAAGCTCCGTGGCAAACGCCGTTTCGGAGAAATATCAGGCAAATCGCAGTTCGCCCCCTTCAAGCGCGACCGCGTATCCAAAGCATCCGTAAACATCGACTACCGCGAAATCGAGACATTTCATGGCAACGTGATCGAGACCTTCGCACCCGTCGACTATCTCGACATCCCCCTCGGTTACCATGACCCCGTAATAACCGAAGCCATCAAAAAAGCCGGCACCACCTTCCTCGTGCTCGCACAGCTCGTGAAAGCCCGCGGTCAGCACATCGCACAGTGCGCCTTCACCGGAAAGCGCGACCCCGACGGTGACACCACCCTTGACCTCTGCGACGGCCTTCTCACCATCGCCCAGCAGGAAATCGAGGACGGCAACATATCCGTCGCCAAAGGCAATCTCTACAAGGTCGGGGAGGCCGTCACTAACGCGAATGCCTGTGACATCGCCAAGGAGATCGTATTCTCGTCGAACCAGTTCCTCCGCCGTGAGAACAACGTAATGCTCTGCCCCACCTCATTCGCGGATGCCTATAACGAATCATATCTTCTCACGCACAACGGCCTCGTCTACAACAAGCAGTATGACCAGCCCTATGTCGAAGGTTCCGGCCATAAGCTCACACTTATACCCGTACCCGAACTTGACGGCACAGACAAGGCAATCGTCACCCAGACATCAAACCTTCTTTACGGCACCTACAATGACGCTGACCAGACATCGGTCGATATCATGCGCTCAGGCCACTATGACCTCTCCATGGCCTCCGACATGTGGCTCGGATTCCAGTTCCGCACCATCGACCCGCGCCGTTTCCGCTTCATCGATCTCGCCGCCTAACCGCTAATCATGCAGAATTATGTCAGAAGCTACTAACAACAAATGTTTCAGCACCCTGCGCGATATGAAATATTGTCAGGGTGCGCCCGTCACACCGGGCATTAAGCGCCGTGCTTGGTACATAGCCCTCGGCGCGATTGTCGGCTGGCCAGAAATCCCCGTCGACGAATACGAACGCCCGACGTCATCAGTCTACACCGGGGCATTCAAGCTCGCCGAAGGCGAGAAATGGCATGCGCTGGACCACCTTCCCGGCAAAGCCGAGTTCAAATCCGAGCCACAGGGCGAAGAACCATCGCGCACATTCAAGGTCACAGGCTCGTTCGTTCATCCGAAAATTGACGAGGAAGCCGCCAGCGCCTCCACATCGCTCATCAACACCCGCATCGTCGTGCTCGTCGAGGACATGAGGGGCAAATACCGCGTGATCGGTTGCGAGAAATATGACGGAGCGCTCGTATCTCCCTCGCGTGACAACGGACAGGGCGCCACCGGCACAGCCGGCACGACAATCCTTGTCGAAGCGGATGACCCCGTGGAGACCCCCTTCTATACCGGTCCTATCGAAACCGAGGACGGCATCATCAATGAAGCAGCCTGAACCCGCTGACGGGAACACCGCAGGGCTGCTGGCCGGCATCACCTCCATCCTCGCGGACTTCGAGGTGGCTGACGGCTCGCCGGCCCTCGGTGATCCGTCCCGCGATGGCCGTTCGTCCGTCAAGGACATCTTCGCCGTCAGCAAGCGCAAGGCATGGGACAAAACCACAGAGGCAAGGTGCAATTTCACCTTTCGCCCGAGAATCACGCCACGGGCCGGACTATGGTTTCTGTCATTGTGGCAAAAGTCACTCATGGGAAGAACCCTTTCCGAGATAAAGTCTGACCCGGCTGAAATACCGCATTTCGCGGAAGCCGTGTCGGACTTTCTCATCAGTTACCTCGGCACGGCCATATCCGCCGGCCACTGGTGTATCTGCACCTCACCCAAACGCCGCCACAAGGAGCACAACTTTGCCACCCTTATATGCCGGCAGATCGGCGAACGGTTGCAGATCCCCTTCTACGAGGATGTCGCCATCTGCCGTTCACGGCAGAGAATCAACGCGGTCTTCACGCTTAACATACTCCCGGCAGAGCCTAATGTCATTGTATTCGATGACTTTGTCACCACCGGTTCTACCCTCAGGGGCATGCACGAACTTTTACTGGCACACGGCAGGAACACACTCTTTGTCGCCGGAATAAACAACAAGCTTTGAGCCACCGGAGCATTGCCGGATGAGCCAAAGTAAAAACACCATTTAATGTATGATCGACCTCGAACTCACCCCTAAAATCAAGGAATGGCTTGAAACAGAACCCTCGCAGCGTTCCCTCCATGAAGGAGCGGATCTACTGCTGCGGGTCACAAGGAACAGAATCCTGTACGCCAACGTCACCCGCAATCTCGCGCGTCATGCCGGCACTATCGAATATCACCTGAATAAGATATACAAAAACCGTCTCGCCGACATAACGCACAGTCAGGTCAGCTCCATGCTCTCCGAAGTTGACGCCATCGCACGCGCACATGGACTTGGGAATACTCAAGGGCTGACCGGACGGACAGAGCTGCAGCGAGGCAAACGGGCTGACCATGACGAACTGCCGGACGAAATCAGGCAGCTGTATCTCGATAACGCAGAGATTCACCGCAAAATACGCGAGTGCCATCTGCAGATACGGATGATCACGCCCGAGAACTCCACATGCCCTGACTCTGACCGTTACCCTTGGGCAAAGGAAATCATCGCCCTCGACACACTCTACCGGGAGAACTGGAATCGGTATGACCACTACATCAAAGGCACACCGCCCGCATCAGTGCAGCTCGTCACCGATCCGCGTTCAGAATCACGGAATGCCGCGCGCGTAATACATCTGCTCCTCGGGAAATATGACCCCGCCAATCCCGATGACGCACTGGCTGACCGCATCCGGGCCACGTATGCGAAAATTGACTCCCCCACGGTCACCATCCGTGAAAAAATGGCAGCAGCCGGACTGATATGATCAACCGCCGTGAATCAATAGCCGACATCCTGTCACCGCTCTCCGGGAAAGGCTGTCAGGCATATCTGAGCAATGCGCTGCAGGTAGCCGACATCCTCAGATGGACGCTGTCCCAGACAGGCCCGGCGGACATACGGATGACCTCCTTCTCGATTTCTGAAGAATTTCTACGCCGGATATTTTTCATCGAAAAGGAAGGCCTTGTGCGCTCTCTTGACATCGTGCTTGATTTCAAGGCCACGAACAAGACACTGAAGCTATGGCCGTTCATCGCACAGACAATCGGACGATGCCACCTTGCCGACAACCACTCAAAAATCCTGCTCGTATCGAATGAGCAATGGAAAGTGGCCGTCGTCATGTCGCAGAACCTTACCCGTGGCAATCGCTACGAATCCGGATTCATCACCACCGACACTGCCGTGTTTGACAGCCTGTATCAGCAGCTCGATTATGTAATAACCCGCCAATCAGTACCATTCCATGATATATTCAGCCAGACAGTTGACCACCATTGAACAGATGGCGGCACTCTACATCACACCTACCGAAATAGCGATCACCCTTGACCTTCCCGAAGAGGAATTCAAGAGCGATATCGCAATGGCCGACTCTCCAGCGCGCAAGGCCTACTTCAAAGGCAAACTCTCACAGAAAATCGAGAACCGCAAACAGATGGCCATGCTCGCCCGTGTCGGTTCGCCCGTGGCTCTGGAGATGTCAGAGCGGGCATTGCTCGATATGGAAGATGACGAATAGCGCAAAAATCCCACACCTTTATGCCCAATCTCCTCTCTCCGCTTGAGGCTTGCAAGGTCGACCTCTTTGCCGCCGAAGACGAGCTGCGCGAAAAATACCCGCTCGCCCTCGCTGAGCGCGTTCTGCGCCTCCGCGAGATGTATAACTATTGGCTCGCGAATCCGTCAATGAAAGACCGCCAGTTGCGCGACGCCATCATGTCTCGATATGATGTCTCGCAGTCGACGGCCTATTCTGATATAAATATCATTCATCAGCTCGTGCCTCTCCTCTCGCAGAAATCCCGCGATTTCCACAGGGCGCGTGCAAATGAAATGTTTCTTGAGACGTATGCAATGGCCAAGGCACGCAAGGACACGAAAACTATGGAACGCGTCGCAGCCTCTTACGCCAAATATAACCGCGTCGACATGGAGGATGAGATGACAATGCCATATGACGATATCGTCATTCAGCCCTTCTGCGCCACACTCGATGTCCGTGTACTCGGGCTTGAACCCATCCCCGATGCCTACAACTATATCGCAAGGCTCACCAAGGAGCTGTCGCGCGATTTCCGTGACATTGATGATGTCGAGTTCGAAGAAGCCGACCTCGAAGAAAAACAACTTTTTGCACCTCTCTCCGATGGAACTGACCAACCCCAAGGCTAAACCGACATACTTCAACCGCCCGCAGATGATGGCCCAACTTGTAGCTGCGAGAACTACTGTTATCGTCGCCGGGCGTCGTACTGGTAAAACCGACTCCATAGCGGCCCCATACGCCCTAAAGATGATGCAACGCATGTCCGGGTCTTCGGGCGGCATTGTCGTGCCTACATTCAAGCATGGCCTCACAAACACACTTCCGGCTCTTTTTGCCGCATGGGCGAGATGGGGCTATAAAAAAGGCGTTCACTACGTTGTAGGGCGTCGACCGCCTAAGTCCTTCGCCACTCCTATTATCGAGCCGCACCAGTGGGAAAATGTAATCTCTTTCTATAATGGCTCTGTAGCCATTATGATTTCTCAGGACCGTGCCGGTTCATCAAACGGTCTCACTCTCTCTTGGCTCCTTATCGACGAGGCAAAGTTCATTGACCCGGTCGCTCTACATGAGGAAACATTCCCCGCCAATGGTGGTATCAAGACTCACTTCTCTCGCCATTCTTTCAACCATGCTGTCCTAATTATTTCCGACATGCCGCAGAGTAAAAAAGGCTCATGGTTTCTCGAATACGAAAAGAAGATGAACCCGGAAATCATCCGAGCCATCGAGGCAGGAGTCTACGAGCAATGGAGGCTTAAACAGAAAATCCTCGAAATGAGGAAAAAAGGCATCGAGCCGCCCGCATACCTCCGTGGCCATCTCCGTCGCCTTGACGCAAACATCAACAAGCTCCGCTCAGTGGCCACATATTATCGCGAATACTCCTCGGTCGAAAACGTCGAACTGCTGGGCGAACAATACCTTCGCGATATGAAACGCGACCTCACGCCCCTCACCTTCCAGACCTCGATAATGTGTCGGAAGATAGGCATTGCCCGCGATGGCTTCTACTCATCCATGAAAGAGGATCACAAATACAACGACAGCGATTTCGGGTATCTCGACAATCTCGGCTACGATTTCCAGCCTGACGCACTTGACTGCCGTGCTGACCGCGACCTCGCCCCCTACCGTCCTATCTGCATCGGCATGGACTACAATGCCAACATCAACTGGATTGTAGCCGGACAGGCTGACGAGAGCCTGAACCGCCTGAATATCCTGAAATCGTTCTATGTTAAATACGAACGCAAACTGCCGGCACTGATAGCTGAATTCTGCCGGTATTACGCACATCACAAATGTAAGACGGTGGTTTATTATTATGACACTACCGCTCTCGGATCTAACTATGCGGTCAACTCGGTCGACTTCAGGTACACCATAATCGACGAATTCAAAAAACACGGATGGCACATCGTGGCAATTCCGCTTGGCAATCCAATGCGCCACGAGGAAAAATACCATCTCATCAACAACGCCTTTGCCGGCAAAAACCGTCTCACACCATATTTCAACCGCCAGAACAATGACGATCTGATCCTCGCCGTACAGTCCGCCGGAGTCACCCGTGGCCGCAACGGCTTCCATAAGGACAAATCAGGCGAAAAACTGGCCGAGACCGAGGATGACCGCCTCGAACTCCGCACCGATGGCACCGACGCCTTCGACACCCTCTACATCGGCTGTGAGAAATTCCCCTACTTCGGCAGCTCATTCATGGACGTATCCGGCGTCATGTGACTCGTACTGTCTTTTTCCGTAAATACATCCCGGCGTAACTTTGCGCCATAATCATCCATCACTCTCCGCAATGAAAAAGTCCACCATTCAGACCCACCGCCACATTCTCGGAATCACACTGATCATAGTGGCCGTGGCGCTCATCCTCTACGATTTCTTCAGCCCTCCCGTCGGACAGCTGAGCAACGTCACCCTCATCCTCTTCGCCAAAATCATCGCCATAGCCGGCTCGCTTATGAATATCGAAATAAAAAAATCCTGTGATAATGACCCTGTTTGAACACCGTACAAAACCCGATCCATCATGCAGACACTACGCTTAGGAAGCCGCGGACAGGATGTCCGCACCTTGCAATCGAGCCTCGCGCTCATTGCTGACGGCATTTTCGGCCCGGTCACCGAAGAAGCAGTCAGAACATATCAGTTTTCTCAGGGGCTTGAGGCTGACGGCATCGTCGGCCCTAAGACATGGTCGGCGCTAGGAATAGCCCCTTATCGCCGGAGCATCACCAAAATAATCCTCCACTGCACCGCCACCCCGGAAGGTCAGGACTTTACAGTAGAACAGATCCGGCAGTGGCATCTTGCGCAGGGGTTCAGTGACATTGGCTATCACTACGTCATCTCCCGCGACGGCACCGTCCATCCCGGCCGCCCGGAATCCGTCGTCGGAGCGCACTGCCTCGGCCAGAACGCATGCTCCATCGGAATCAGCTACATCGGCGGGTGCGCCACTGACGGAGTGACACCCAAGGACACCCGCACACCGGCTCAGAAAAAATCATTGCATGATCTTGTGGCCTCTCTGCAGCTGAGATATCCCGGAGCGACCATACACTGTCACCACGAATTTGCAAACAAAGCATGTCCATCCTTCAAGCTATGCGACTTCTGACCAGCCCGTATCCGATCCTGATACTCATTCTCCTCCTCTCCTTCTGCTCCTGCCACTCCTCAAGGCAGACCCGCACTGACTATGCGGACTCCTCACGGATTGATCTTGACGCCACACATGTTTATCGTGCTGATAATGGATTCCACACCCTGCTCGCAGCCACCCGCGCAATGGAACTGTCCGGACTGGAAATCGTATTCTATCCCCCGGACACATTACATCCCGGACTTCCTCCCGCACCGATGACAATCACCGTCGGGCATGCCGTAACAAAGGATTCGGCCACGATTGACACCGGCGGGCATTCCAACGCCTCTGTACAGGATAACATAGATCTTTCTGCCAGTAGCGGATCCGCCATGCAGCAGGACACCCGGGACACGCGCGGATCTCCGCTATCATCCTTAAACACCCCCCTTATATATCTCCTGTTCATACTGGTTATCGCCATAGCCGTTCCAGTGGGCTATTCCATGCGCAAGACACGTTCACCCCCTTCCTGACACACCGTTCTCCTCTCTCCTTAAAAATCTCTCCTCAGGTCGTTCCCGGTCACGCCGGTGGACGGCCTTTTTTTCTTTCATGGAGTCTCCCTGCGGGCCGGGCTATCATGCGTTGCACCGAGCCGGAGTCTCGGCCTGTCGGTTTCTATCCCTGACTCATTTCTCTTGGTATTTCTTGATTTCTGCATGCACCGGCCTCTGTGATCCGGCGGGCTGTACATCTTTTTTGTTTTCCTATCCATTTTCCCGGAGTCCTTGCATCCGGTTTGATTTGGACGCAATTTACATCGCGAAGTTAGGGCAGACACGCACCATGCAAATTGGGCTTCGCTTTGGTTGAAAATCTTCCTCCCTGCGGCAGAGTATTTTCCTCCAAAAATTTGCCTCTGGAGCTTTCGTCCACCCTCTCCTTGCAATGTAAAAGCTAAATCAAACTCGATAACAAGGACGAAAAATGGAAAAGAAAATCATGAATAAAGTACAGCCCGCTGGCTCACAGAAGCCTGAAATCAATAAATCCCAAGAGCTTATAAAAGCTGCTCACCTCTCCTCCAATCCGATAAATGGCCGCACGTCTAATAACGGCTCCGCTCATTTCGAGGTAGAGGTCAATAAAGCATTCTTCCGCATCTTCTTCGGATGCTGACATCACAAATAAATAACATGAAAAAATAATGATTACCATGCAACAGACAGCCAACACCATCCAGAATCCGAACAACTTTATCGTACCATCTTTTATAAATGCCACTTATGTAGCAGGTCGCCTGTCAGTAGGTATTTATCACATGGCCGAGCGTACCACCACAGAGTCAATAATCTTTTCAAATGCGGCAAATGCCATGGATTATGCTTTTAGTTTGCAAAAGCGTCATGGTCTCTATATAGCGCGTAGAGCCTTTGAACTCCTTCTGTGGGAAATACAGCGCACAGGCGCAATATGCAATCGGGCAAAGGCACAGGCCAGTGTTTCCATAAAATAATCTACATACTCATTCTCCTTTCTTTTTTATAAATTCAATACTTTTCTTCCTAATGAAATCTGAAATATACGAACAAGTCACCGCCAAAATCATAGAAATGCTCGATAAGGGCGAAATTTCATGGCAAAAGCCTTGGGCGGCTTCTTTCTCCTGCCGTAGCGGTGCCACTAACAAGCCTTATTCCCTCTTAAATCAGCTTCTTCTCGGTCAACGTCCGGGTTTCTATTTCACATTTAAACAAGTGAAAGAGCGAGGCGGTCACATCCGTAAGGGCGCAAAATCAGAAGCTATTTTTTTCTATAAGACACTCACTGTTGACTCAAATATAGTGATAGGTTCGAAAGATGAGAACGAAGCAGAATCTCCGATGAAAAAAAATATACCAATGCTGAAAATGTACCGCGTATTTCATCAGAGCGATATTAACGGCATAGATTGCCCGCAAATCGACACATCAGGTTACACGCATACACTTGATAATACAGCGGAAGCCGTAATTTCAGCCTATATCAGCCGGGAAAATATAAATTTTGATAACTCTGCATCTGACAGAGCGTTTTACAGACCATTTGACGATAGCGTAAAAGTCCCGAATCCGTCTCAGTTTGCAGACATCGCCGAATACTACTCAACCACGTTCCACGAATTAAGCCATTCCACACTAACCGAATCACGCTGCAATCGGAAAGCGTCGCAGGGTATAACGTTTTTCGGTTCTGAAGATTATTCGCGTGAAGAACTTGTAGCCGAGATTTCCGCTGCCATGCTGTGCCACCGCACAGGCGTTGACACGGAAAAAGCCTTCAGAAATTCCGTGGCATATATACAAGGCTGGCGTCGTGCTCTTAAAAATGACCCTGTGGCCATTGTATGGGCTGCATCAAGAGCTGAAAAAGCTGCACGATACATATTGAATGACGAACAGCCTGAATGATTCCACGCGGGAGGGAATAAATCTCCCTCCCGCATTTACCACGTCCTCGCAGGGGGAAACCCGCGCCGGCGAGTGGCACTCCTGATATGTGGTAGTGCCACTCGCCTTGTTTGTCTTTTATCCCCGCTCCCACGCAGAATAAATTTGCATCATGTCAACAGTGATACTCAACCCCCCGTCCCCGGATTTGCCCGTCCTTACATCGGCCTTGTACTCCTTACGCGTCAGTACCGACAGGCCGAAACTGACGGTCGAGATTGTGCGCAGTCCTGCCGCCGCGCATGACATCATATTCTCCACCACGCTCTATCCCTTTGACGGCATTGTCGAATTCACCGACATCGGCACGCTCATCGAGGAGCGCTTCCGCGCCCTCGGCCTCATGTCCGATGACATAGAGATACGCTTTGATGACGTGGCCGCCACCTTCACCGCCCTGCATTGCGAATACGAACTTCCCGCTGACTTTGACCCCGCGCTGTCATTCCTGTGCGCCTCAGGGCACACCATCGTGCATACCGGATCAGCCGTCTCCCTCGCCCACCTCCCGGACGGGCCGGCCACCTACCGTGTCCGCCTCGTAGGGTTTGACGCAGCGGGATCGCTGACCTCGGCCGAACGCACATTCACCCGCACCCCCGGCGCTGACCACCTCTCATTCGCCGTCAGTGACATCATCGGATTCGCCGCGGCCACCCCGGCCGGTGACAACGCCCCCGTCGAGAAAGCCGCCTACTTCACCGTCAGCCATGGCCGCCGGCAGAAACTCTTCTACATCGTTGACCACCCCTTTTATCTCACCTTCCGTTTCCGCAACATATTCAACGCCGTCGAATACCTCGATATAGTCGGCACAGTCAGCCGTAAAACCATATTTGACCGGGAGACAGCCGTATGTTCCGACAGGTTCACCCAGTATAACCGCACCTCCGAGCGCACCTATGAAGTGCAGACAGCACCACTCACCGTCGCACAGGCCGGTGAAATCGAACAGCTCATCGGCTCGCGTGACATAAGCCTCTGCACATCCATTGAGGAATGTCCCGTCATAATAACTGACCATACACTCGAGGCCGACAACAGCGATGACACGCTAACATCCCTCAAATTCACATTCCGCTTCCCCGGGAAGCGTCCACGTCTCTCCTTGGATGAAATGGGAGGACTCATGCCCGGTCGCACACACATATTCACACAGGAATTTACAGCCGAATTCACCTGACACCGGCACAGTCAGAAAACCACCGTCCACAGCAATGAAAAAAGCCATCCACATATCACAGGCACGCGCCATGCTTGACCGTGGCGAGCGCGTCTCGCTCCGGGTCGTCACCGTTAAAGGCCGCCTTATCGAATTCAGCGACATCATATCGCTCAGCTTTGACCGCTACAAGGGCACAAGGTCAGTCAAATCCGTACGGTCCGGCGAAATCCGCACCATCCATGACGTCTGCATCATAGGCATTGATGACTTCGATGTCTACCTGTAAAACCCAGTCCACTCTCTCCAGTAATGAAAAAGACAAGTCACACGGCCGACAGGCCACAGCCTTACAGCTTCGACACCCTCTCAGTCCATCATGTCCCCCGTACCAACGTCAGGGCAGCAATCGTCACCTCCACCGCCGCCGTTTTCCGCGACGCCGACAACTGCAACATCACCCGTACCCCTGACGGCATCGAATACGTCACATGGGGAGCAGATGACATGCTGCCCTATAACCTCATTGACCTTATCGAAAAGGACGAGACCCTCTCCACATGCCAGATCTTCAATGCCGAAGTCTGCTATGGCAGCGGCCTTAAATACTGTACCGGGGCTGCCACCGAAGCAGTCAGGGCGGAAGTCGAGGACTTCCTCCTTGACAATCCCATGCCTGACTACTTCCTCGGCGTATGTCAGGACCTCAAACACTTCAACTTCGCCGTCACCGTCATAATCCTGAATGATGCCGGCGACAGGATTGTCGAGCTTCACCGCAAGCCCGCCTGTTACTGCCGCTTCTGTCCCGCTGACCCGAAGACAGGCCGGATAACCAAGATACTGTTCGCCCCGTTCCGCAATCTCTCGCAATCTGACACGGTCGAGGTAATCGACCTTCTTGACCCGCGCTCCCCGTGGAAGGATCTCCAGCAGCGCATGGGCCTCCGGGCAACACGCGGAAACAGCGCCGGTGATAAAGTCACCTCCGTCCGTAAATTCGCCATCCTCACCAAATTTCCGGGCGTGGACTCCATGTATTATCCCATCCCCCACTACGCAGCCCTTTTCAAAGGAAGCTGGTACAACATAAAGCGGCTGATCGGAGAAGCCAAGACATCCAAATTAAAAAACGCCGCCCCAATAAAATACGTCATCGAGGTCTCCCCCCGCTACTGGGACAACCTTTTCACAAGCCGGCACATCGTCGACCACAAGAAGCGGGAAGAACTGATGAACGAGAAAAAACAGGAAATGCTCGAATTCCTCACCAACGTGGAGAACACCGGAGCAGTGCTGTTCACACCGAAAAGCATCTCCCTTGACGGCAAGGGAGAATCGCCCGACATAACCGTCACCTCCATCGACAGCAGGACAAAGGAAGGGGGCGACTGGGAAAGCGACATCGCCGAAGCCGTCAACATGGTCTGTTTCACCATGCGCGTCCACTCGAACCTCGTCGGCTCAGTGCCCGGGAAAGCCCAGACAAACAACTCCGGATCGGACAAACGTGAACTCTACACCATCGCACAGGCCCTCCAGAAGCCCTATCATGACATTCTCTTCCTCGTACATGAAATAATAATACGCTTCAACAAGTGGAAAGGAGTGCATGTTGACTGCCCCTTCATGCAGCTGACCACTCTTGACGAACACTCCGACGCAAAAGAAGTATCCGCAAAATCTGAAAACAATGATACAGACAATGACTAATGCCGAGCTACGCTCCCTGATACCGAATGTCATACACGAAGTTGAAGGAGAGGATCTGCTCATTGACAAACTGAGGCCGTGGCTCGAATCCGCCGCAGCTTGGCTCACCGGCAATTTTATAGGCGAAGGCTATGAACCTTCCCCTTCGGTCGGAATTTTCGCCAAGAAGATAATCGTATGCAAAGCCTTCGCCGAGGCGGTGCCATCGCTGGACATCACACTCAGCCCCGCAGGTTTCGCCGTCATAAGTACTGACGGCCGTGCCCCGGCCTCAAAGGAGCGCGTCGAACGCCTCGTCGCCTCCCTGAAGTCCTCCGTTGACGCAAACCTCCAGACCCTGATCATGATGCTTCTCGATACCCCCGGATGGCGCGACACCGCCATGGGGGATTACTGGCTCGCAACATTCCTGTTCGGGCTCGATGACGCACAGAGCTGTAAGAGGGATACGGACCTGCTCTCCGCCTATCGGGCCATGCGTGACATCGCACTCAGGTTTCAGACAGAGCTTGAACATGAATATCTCGGCAGGAAGCTCATGCTTAAGCTTCGTGGCGCCATTTATAATCCGGAAGCATCTGTTGACGAAAAGAATCTATGGCAGATGATCCGTCGTGCCGAGCTGCGGTATATTGCCTGCCATTCGCGCGACCAGAAAACCCGCTGCCCTGACCCCCATGAAATATGGCATCTTGTCGAACCCGTGATCCGGGAAATCGGATATTCTTCTGAAATCCGTGAAATCTGGGAATCTGAAATGGGCGATAAACTCAGGGTCGAACCATTCAAAAACACCGTAAAGGGCGGATTCTTCTTCTGATGACAATCGACGTTACAGTTCCGCGCTCATGGACTGAGCTGACACAGGAACAGCTCCGTTTCCTGCTGTCGGCAATGGTGTCCGTCAACCGCGCCAGCCTCCATACCGCATTCCCCTCCCGTGAAGCCTACGTCGCCAATACCGTAGCGCGTGTACAGACACTCTGTTTCCTCCGCTGGACAGGCATCACCCTCGTATGCCCCTGCACCTCCGGCGACATCTTCCGGCACGCCGGCCGTGAATTCACACTCACTGCAGCCGTACTGGCATCGGCCATCTCGCATTTGGACTGGATAAGACTGCCGCCCCTCGAACCCGTCCGGCTCGACAGCGTTGACGGAGCGGAAGCCATACCCGCGGACCTCTCCACCGGACTGTCATTTGACTCATGGCTTGCATGCGAAACACTCTGGCAGCGCTACCAGCTCGATCCAGATGACACATTGCTGAGACAGATGGCGGCGATCCTCTACCGCAAGGAAGACATCCGCCCGGATGACGCCGCCACCCTCGGGATATTTTTCTGGTGGGCAGGGGTCAAGAACCTCGTATCGGTCCAGTTCCCGGACTTCTTTAAGACAGTCGGGAATGACGAAGAACCACTCCCACCCACCTATGACGAAATCCGCCGAGGCATTGACGCACAGATCAGGGCACTCACCAAGGGTGACATCACCAAGGAGCGCGAAATCCTCGCCCTTGACGCAATGAGGGCGCTCACGGAGCTTGATGCACAGGCCCGCGAATATGAAGAACTCCGCCGCAGATACAACAAAAAATAACACCAGTACAGAAATGAACGACTCGAATTTCCACTGGGACGCAGCAGCCTTCTTTGAGCGTCTCACCGCCCGAAACCGTCTTGCGAAAGCCCATGAATACCGTTTCGCGCGCGTATCCTCCCTCGAAGGCTTCCATGAAGCCCTCGGGACAATGCACTCTTCAAAGGCATTCGTCGCCGTCAGCGACGAATCTCAGGGAGGTCTCGACATCGAGAACACCCCGCACACCCGCCGGGTCAAAACCATCTTTCTCGCCCGCCGCCATCCCGTCGCCGACGTAAAAGCCCGCGAGCGGATGCTTGAGGGCATGCGCGAGCTCTTCCGGCAGTTCATGACAGTCCTATGCCTTGAAAAGATCCGCCTTGAGGAAAACAGCATATTCATTGACCCCCGCATCTCCTTCACCGAGATTGACCGCTACTTCTTCACCGGCTGCGCCTGCGCCTTCTTCCAGATCGCAGTCGACACATACACTGACCTCACATACAATCCTGACGAATGGGAATCCGAATGACAGCCGAAGAAGAAAGGCGTAAATTCGTCAATGGCTGGAACAGCACCATGATCGACATCTGGCAGGAGCGCATAAGACAGCTGGGCGTATATCATACCGGCTCACTGTGGCGCTCCCCCCTCGCACTCAAAGTCAGGGCTGACGGCCGGTTCTATGACATCACACTGTCGCAAACCTTCCTTGAATACGGACTTTGGCAGGATCTCGGCACAGGACGCGAAATCCCTCATGGGAATACCGGTGACGTGAAGTGCCTTGATGCTGACTACCGCAGGGAACACAAGCTTGACGAACCGAGAAAACGAGGCCCGAAATGGGGTGGAGGCGAGACGAGTGGCCATCCACGCGAGCCCCGGCGGTGGTTCAGCACAAAATACTACTCATCCGTCCTTAACCTCCGCGACTTCATGGCCGAATCCCTTGCCGATGAATTCAAAGGCATGTTCTGTTCCTCCCTTGACTCTGACAAATTCCGTGCCGACACAGCCTACTACCGTCGCAAAGGCTACACATAGTGATTTGTCTTTTATCACCATGCGCCCTCCCGCTAAATTTGTCATAAAAAACTCCCACCCATGCTCGATGTCTCCGCGCTTAAAGCAAAAATAGAATCCCTGAAAAACGAAATCATTCAGGATTCCATCTCCCCCATGCGCCTCGGTATCATCCTTGAAGAGCTGCTGAAGCTGCTGCGCAAGGTATATCAGGCCAATCTCACTGATGACATCGAACAGGCCATACGCGAAGCCGACACCGCGCTTAACAAAGCCCGCACCGCACTTGAGATTCTTGAACAGGCCATCAGGCTGCATCTCGAAGCCTCCCGCGTATCGATCGTTGACCGTGGCATATATGACCCTCAGGCCACATACTACTACCAGACACTCAACCCCGCCACCGGAGTTATCGAGACATCGGACGTATGGTACGGCAGTTGCCGTTTCCGCTGTCTCGTCACCGGCACTGGCCAGATTCCTGAATGGTCATCAACGGACTGGATGTTCATTGAAGGCAATCCCTACTTCACCGTCGAATTCCGTGACACGGACTACCTCTTTGATCCTGACTCCTTCGAATGCCCGCTGGAAATCGTGGCATGGATGTACAATCAGGACATAACGGACGACATACTTGACGCAGATGTAGTCTGGACACGCTATTCCGAGGACGCGGAAGGCCGTCCGCGCCCTGCATCTGACGCGGCATGGGCGGCAAAACGCATAGGAGCGGGAAAAAGCATAACAATCACGCGCGACGACTGTGACTTCAACGGATACACCCCCAAGACACTCCGCTTCACGGCCACCGTCACGTTACGCGACGGTTCTCCTTCCGAGCCCGTCGCATCCACATCATTTGAATACTGATACAGCACATCAATATCGACATGAAAGTAACAAGAAGATTCGACTTCAATTATAAGCCCCTGCAGCCCTCGCAGTCCATCACGGTGACAGGCTCAGTCCCGGACAGACAGACATTTGATGCCAACACGGGTACATACACACCGGACTACACCCTCACACCGCTGACCGTCAGGGCCAATATCTCCGTCATTGACCTTGACGGAATCATCCCCTCCGGCGACATCAATTCCCGCCTCGCCAACATCAGATGGTACGCCACGCTCGCAGGAAAGACAAGCATCATCTCCACCACAGATCCCGGCTACATCATAGGGGCGGAAGGATCGTCAGACGCCGGCCAGATACAGGTCAGACACAACATTGACCCCGCACTCCCGCTGACACTGACGTTTCAGGCAGAGTTCGTCGACCCGCGTACAGGCCAGATATTCAGGTTCAATCTGTCCAAGATCCTGCGCAGCAACACGGAAGCGGCCTCCATGCGCTTTGAGATCGACACACCCCCTCAGGTCATATACAACCCCGTACGTCATAACCCCCTTCAGGTCATCACGGCCAGATTGAGCATCGGGAAGGAAGACATCCCCGCCTCCCAACGGAAGTTCATCTGGGAAGTCCTGCGTGATGACGGCACATGGAGCGCCGTCGGCGACAGCCTTCTCGACTACTGGGGTGAAATCTCGGCTGACGGTTCCAAGCTCACTGTTGACCGAACCCTCATCTGCGATTCCCTGACCGTCCGCTGCTTGGCGCTGTATGACGCCTCCGGCAATCCGGCCTCGCAGACCGTCACCCCCTCGACCCCCGTCCGTACAGTCACGTTCGTACGCCGCATCCCGGAATACTGGTTCGACATGCTGGACGCCCCCTACAATATCCCGCGCACTCCGTACATATTTCCACGTTGCGAGGTGCGTGACACAATCAGCATACTCACTGATTCGCAGGTCTCGGAGAACTTCGATGTATGCTGGTTCATGGCCACCAACAAGGCCGCCGCCACCCTGACATATCAGCAGATAGGCACAGGTATCGCACCGCGCCTGTCCACATCGCTCATGTCGGACTCATTGGGCGGAGTGCTCGCCCTTGATGTCACTCCGCGCCAGCCGCTTAAAGCGCTGACCGTGGACGGCTGCATACTCACCGTGGACGGAAAGATACTTCTTGTCCGCTGACATGATATTACATTCACAATTTCAATCTATTCGATATGGCATTATACATAAAAGCGAATCCGCTTGTCGCAGCCCATCTCAACGTCGACAGGCTGCGTCTGAAACTCTCTGACGGGAATTATCTCTTGTGGCAGGCAGACATGCTCGCCTTCGGAAAACTCTATGAGATTCCTCAGATCTGCGGGCGTATCGGCGCGCTCCCCCTTCAGCCTTGGGAAGCGCGTCAGGAACAGGACGGTTCAGTGCTCCGACCCCTCCCTGTCGCTACGGATGACCGGTTCATCATGCCGGACGAACCTGACGGAGCGGACGAACCTGACGGATCAGGGCAATCCATCCAAGACAAAGATCAGGACAGCGACAGCAGCACAGAGGATGGCACTGACAAGGCCGTCCCCGGTAACAATGACACGGTGACAAATGACAAAGAAAGCGAGGTTGACCTATGATCAGCAAGGCATCAGCTACCCGTACCATAAAATTCAACATGAAGTCCGGTACGTACGTGGCCAATATAATGTCTCCGGCCGGCGATCTCTTTCAGGAATACGCCTCCCAGACAGCGGGCACATCCGTCCTGCCGTCCTTCGAGGACACCACAAGCCCCTATTACCGGCCTGAGCTGAACTTCCTCCTGACAAACTCCCGCAGCGAGGGAGCGGTCACACCCGCCGACATGGAATATTATATCGGCGATGACCGCATACTCTTCGGATCTGACGGCCTGTCATCCGGACTTCAGGCCGGTGGCACGCTCAACACTGACTACGCCGGAGTGTTCAAAAAAATTACACCCGGAAGCGGCAACATATATCATGGACTGCAGATACTCCGGAATCTCCCCGAACTAACCGGCTGGGCCTCGATTGTCATAAATATGGTAGCCGTAGTGAATCCGCCCAACAGCACTGTCGCTGACCGTATCCGCGCATCATACCCGATACCAATCTCGCAGCGGTCAGGTGACAGCGCGAAAGTCACCATCGCCTCCCCGGACAACTTCGCCATCACCGAAAAGGGTGGATCATGCCGTCTGACGGCAAAGGTCCTTAAAGGAGGTGCGGTTGACTCGGGATGGACTTTCAAATGGTATAAGATGGATGTCAGCGACAGTAGTTCATCCCTCACCCCCGGATGGATCCAGATAGCCACCGGCGAATCTCTGACAGTTGCCGAAGCCGATGTCCAGACCTCCGCCATGTACCGTGTCGAAGCTGAGAAAAATGGAGAGAAGATCTCCGACATGGCATCGGTAATGGACACCAGCGACCCCTACGACATCGAACCCTACCCCGTGCCGGAGGACGAGACCATCGACGAGGACACAAACGGGAATTCTCAGGTAGTCTACACCCCTAAGCTCGTCACACGTAAATCAAAATCACCGATCCCGGGCACTCAGTTCCTGTTCATAATGACCGATTTTGCCGGCAACATACTGAATCCGGCCACCAAGGACAAGGCGGTCTCAAGCTTTACGGTCACCCGTGCTGACTGCGTGCAGGGCAATGACATATCGCTCACCATAATCGCCGTCTGACACATGAAAGCCTCCGCCGTACGCACAATCCGGTTCAACCGCACGCCTGTCCCCGGAAAGGATGCCGTCTCTTACCGCCTCGTCCCCTCCTGCAGCTCTGTCCCTCTGAGATGGAGCGGGGGCAGCCTTGTCTCGGATATCGATAGAATCACCCTGCGCGTGATCCGTCAGACAGGAGATGACACCCCGGTCACCGTGCCTCCATCTTCTTGGGGGACAGAAGGGATAAGCGTTACCTGTTCGTACGGTCTGGGCAATGATTCCGCGCCGGATTTCAGTTATAGCCCCGATGACGGAATATCCGTCAATGTACAAGCCTCCGGAGTTACCGCGTACCTCGTTCTTTCAGGAATCACTGTCTACACGGTTACAATACCATTTGTATCCGACGGACAGCCGGGAGAGCCGGGCGCTGACTCCGTGACATGGACGCTCGTCCCCTCGGTCACCGCCGTGAGATACGACACCATGACAGGTGCCTACTCCCCCGTGGCGCTCTCCTGCCGCCTCATGCGCCATGACGGCGATGCAGTCTCGGAGATTGACAACCCCTCCGGCCACGGACTCGCCATGTGGTTCTACGTCGACGGCAACCGCGCCCAGTACGTCCCCGGCATGTCCATGCAGCTCGTCTACCCCGTGCGCCCGTCGCGCTTCGCGTTCTCCGTCACAAAAGGCACGTCGGAAGTGGCGCGCGCCGACATCCCCGTCGTCACAAACGGCCCTTACGTACCCTTCCCCCGGCTGTGGGACGAATACCCCGATGACTACGTGTTCATGCAGGGAAAGGACGGCGAGGAGCGGCGCGACCTCGTGCTCGCCCGCGACGACAACTCCGGCCGCCTCTACGCATGCGCATGCAAGCTGACCCACGTCAAGAACACAACCTATCCGCCCCTCCCCGCCGGAGGCCCGGGAAAGGACCACTGGGTGACAGGCGAACAGCAGAGGTTCATCGCCACCGAACTCCTGCTCGCCGAGCTTGCCTACGTGCGCAACCTCATGGCCGAATACGTACAGATGCGCGACGCAGAGGGCAACGTCCTCTTCGAGGTGTTCGAAGGGCATGTCACCGCCCGCACCGGCACATTCGAGAACGTCAGGGTCTCCGGCTCCGTCTCCGCCGGCGACCCCCACGGCAAACGCGTGCTGCTTGACCCCGACGGGAAGGCCGTCCGCATCTATGATGCCGACGGAAGCGAGTGCGCGAGGCTCGACGGCTCTTCCTACACCTACGAATCTGTCATGCCCGCCGCCGGACAGACGCTCCCCGCCCCTGACGGAAAGGCCGTCACGATGAGCGCGGCGGCCAGCCCCACCACTGCGGCCACCGACACGAGGGTGGTCATGGAGCGTTCCGCCTCCACCGCCACCGGCATAGGCTCGGTAAGGATCACCGTCTCGGCCGACGTGTTCATGAAGTCTGATATCACAGGCCCGGAGTTGAATCCCGACGCCTCGCCCCGCGCCGCAGGTTCAGAGATGACTCCCGTAATGCTCAAGACCGCCTACGTCTACTGCACCGTGGCCACGTATGACGTGAAAGGCGCGCTCCTCGACAGCTCCCGGCTGCTGGTCGCCGCATGCGCCATGAACGCGGACGGCTCATACTCCGGCTCGGCCACACGCACCTATACCGTGGCCGTCCCCGAAGGCCGCCATGAGATCTCCTTCGAGCTACAGGCCACCGGCGACAGCGCCTCGGCCACCGTGAAGCTCACACAGGCGACATTCGTGGCCGACGCGATGATGACCCGCTACTTCGGCAACGGGTTCGCGCTCACCAAGGACACCGAGAACTACCTGATAGCCCTCTACGACAGCACCGCCAAGCGCATGCGCCTCCTTCTCGGAGGCATCCTCGAGGTCAACGGCGTAAGGCAGCCCGCCACGGTCTACGCCGGGCGCGTCACCGACGGCTCGACATCCGCATCCGTGCCCGCCACGCTCACCTCCCGGTTCTACCCCGGCACATCGGCGGGGGTCACGCTGGCAAAAGGCTCAACCCCCGCAGCCGGCTACACGCTGAGATTCCCGGCGAGCTACGGCCTCACCCCCGCCAACAGCCTCATAAGGCTGACAGGCTACGGAGGCGTGGCCGACAAGCCAACGGAATGCCCCGCCAAACCATCCCTGAAATCAGTGGCGGCATCCGGCAGCGACCTCCTCGTCACCGTGTGGGTCTCCGACGACGCATCCCCCAACTACGGGGGCTTCGACATCGAGGTATGCCGCACGGGCTGACCGCATGGCACAGAAATATAATCAACGACAATACCAACCAAAAAACAGACAACAAAAAAATGGCAACAGACAACAACAGGACAAAGACCCCGAATGACGCGGTAAAGATTACCGAGCTGCCCGAGGGAAGCCAGCTGCTCCTCGTCGACAAGTCCGGCACAGTGCTCGAACGCATGGAGGCCGAAAGGTTCATGGAGCTTCTAAGGGCCACCGTGCAGGTCGGAGGAAGGAATCTGCTCAGGAACACCAATAAAGGCTCTACCAACTGGCAGGTAAACACCGAGTATCCAAAGGTATGCGAGGGATATGTGTGGCCTGACGGAACACGCGGAGCGCACTTGAAAATTTTGGACACCTCCGCATCAGTAGCGGGAACGTATAAAATTCTGATGTACAAAATGGAGACAGCTGTCTTGAAAAGGCTCGAACCGAACTCGGTCTATATGCTCAGCTTGGAAGTGGAGGCTCTTACAGAACTTCGGTTCTCCGCGCGGATATGCCTTGGAACTACTAAATACCCTCTGACAGGCACGACAGCGTCTCAGTCCATGACCCGAGGCGAACGCAGGAGGCTTTATTTCGAACTCCACACAAACAACTTCACTCAGGAAGACATCAGCGACCAGCTTATATACCTTAACTGTGCTGACTTCTGCGAGCTTCGCGTCCGCGACATCAAGCTCGAACGCGGCAACATCGCCTCGGACTGGACACCTGCACCTGAAGATTTAGGTTTCGGGGGGGGTAATTTATTGGTTGATAGATTGTTGCAAATCTGCACCATCTCCCCTGAGTCAGCAAACGCAAACAACAACAAATCAAACTAAGGAGAGATGAGTACAGAAAGAACAATCGACGCGACAAAAGTCAACCCCTCCGCCACTGCCAAAGGCGATGCTTTCGTAATGACCTCTGCCGGAGGAAGCCTCAAGAAATGCGACATCGACGCAATCACCGCACGGCTGAAAGAGCTTGGGGTGGTCAGCGGAAGGAACATCGTCAAGGACAGCCACCCCGACAAGGAAACCACAGAGTATACGTTAGCGCTGCTTGAATACACCGAAGAACTCGCCGTTGGCGACATCATCACAATCACACTTTTCGGCGAGCTTGGAAGTCAGAAAGAGTATCTGCAAGCCATCCACAATGGTGGTGACGGCTCTCGCGGGGCAACACGTCTGTCAAAGATTTCTGATGGTATCTATCGCGGAACGATGATTATACACAGAACCGACGGTGACGGAGCCCTGCACATATACGCCGTACCCAACGCTGTGACATCGGCCTCCAAGGTCAAATGCGTGATGGTCGAACGCGGTAAGACCGGCAGCCTGATGTGGACTCCCGCGCCTGAGGACGTGGCCGACCTTCTCGCAAAATCGGGGGGGGTAAAATCCACATTCCCAATATGTTACACTTCTCACCCGCAATCTGCGGAGAAAGGAGTGCGGCATGAACGACAGGATTTACGATCTAAAGGATGTCTTGAAGTCACTGCCGGCACAGGCAACCCTCGACGGACTGTCCGTCCTTTGCGCGGACACATCCGGAGATCTGAAAAAATCAAATGCCGCAATGCTGCAAATTCATTCAGAATTAGTGTCAGGCGATTTGAACGATATAACGGGATGCGGAATATATCGGTTAGACAGTACTGGGTCAAATTGGCCGGTGACGGCTGGAGGAATGATAATGCTCCATCTGAATGTATATCAGCTTGTCTTTCGAGCCGGAGACGGAGGCCATTTGTATTTCAGAGTCAAAAGTGGTGTCAATGGCTGGGAAGCTTGGAAAACCGTAGTCTGAAATATCGAAAGGAGGTGGTTGCCGCATGAGCGATAGAACTGTAGAGGCCACCAATGCTATCTTTAAAAGGTATCTGACGGACACGGTAACATTTCGTGGAACAGCAACTGATATTGATTTGCTGACTGAATCAGGAACATATGCTATTGTTCGTGGTGCTTCTGTCGGTGTTCCTTCGGGAGCTTACGATTATGGTGTGCTTGTAACGCTGAATGCAAGCCTCTTCATCGCCCAGCTGTACATCCCTCACTATAAAGCCCCCAGTGGACATAACTTGTATAGCCGTGTGTGGTACCGTAGTGGTTGGAAGCCGTGGCAGGGCTATGACAGCGTGGAAGAAATACCCGCCGTATAACCCGCCTCCCGCTAAACAGCGACAGCCCCTCGCATCTCCATACATATCCTAAAATGACAATGGCTTCCGACATATCCCGGAAGCCATTGTCATATCTATTCAAGAAGATCTGATATAAAAGAGTCGCCCACCCCTCCCCCCTCGGTGAAGCGCATAGGGGCACATCACTACCATTGGCCGTAGCGTTCATATTCCTTGCGGGATAGAGTATTGCCATTATCGGGCTTATCACCTACGGCACTGGCCCGATAACAGCACGGAGCATTACGCTCGCATTCGCTACCGCCTAATCCCTGCATGGCTGCCTACAGCCGGAAGCCTATGCCGAGGGTTCATCGGGCTGCTCTCCGATTGCCGATAAATCCCATCGGCACACGCCTCCGTCCTTCGCCTTTATCGCCATTCGGGAATCGCCGGCAGCGAGGCGGCCTTATTGGCATGCTGTAATGCACCGCCTACTCACTCCCTTACTCCATTTCACTTCTACGGCCACATCACGTTTCGCGCCCCTCACTGCTTCACCGAGCCATCACGCCCACAAGGGGCAGAGCGGTATACCAAAGCGTGAGCTGCACTCACACATTGGTCTCATTACCGTGCGCACTATATCTCCGCTGGATAAATTTTTCTGCTGATTGCACGGCACTCCCTGCATATTCCGCAAAAATCAAAAGGAAGAGCGCCCCTCGCTCCGTAGGGCGTGCGGGGGGTCTTCCGTCGGAAAAAGGGGAATTTTTCCCCTTTTAACCCCTTTAATTGCTTGAAAATAGTATATTTGCATTTTTAACCACTGGAAAAACGCAAAAAAATGTAGATTTTCAAGGAGAAATCTGTTGATAACAGTTTTAAGATACAGGCATTTACCTGTATCCAATTCAACAAAAAAACCTTATGTTGCTTTGTTGTAGTATCGGAAAAATTTCGTATATTTGCAATGCCAACTAAAATAAGACGTATGTCTACCGCAGAGCCTCGGTCATCGGCTCGAACATTCTTCGGGCATTTTTTATGCCCTTACATAAAACAGCTTTAGACGGCTGCTGTATCCTTACAACTTTGCTCTTCGGAGACAAGTCTTGTTTTAGTTTGGCGACGGGATACGGCAGCCGTCTTTATATCCTGCCTTTAACGCCAAACTAAATCAAGCAAAATGGGAGAATTAAACCTACTATCCGAAGGGCAAAAGGCCGTTGTCGATGCCTACCTTGCCAACTACGAACCTGCTGAGACCTACGACCACGAGGCTCATATACTCGTTGACACGCAGACAATGATTTTACATATGGGTACTATGTGCCGTTTCGACGAGAACATGCTCTGCGACTACCTTGCTCAAAAAGGATTCCGCGCCCACTATGAGGACAAAGATGCCATCTGCGGATGGATTATGAAAGAAGTCTGATAAAATTTACTGTTATATGCCTTTCCGTTTTTCTACACCCGGTGTCACATTATTTTCCCTCGTCGCAGCAGGGATAATGTCTCTTTTCCGCGCACCTAAGAAGCACATACGGACATCTCGGCCATCCCAACCGCCCTGTGTCTCACGTGTGCAGGAAATCGTTAATACCCATAGTGATTGTACGGCCGAAGTGTTCAATATCTTCGTGAAAGGCCGTAGGTCGGTCAGAATTTTTTCTGACATTACTCCCGGCGACCGCGTAGGGCTTCACCTGCATGGCAGCACCGTAACCGTCACTGTCGGAACTGCGCGTGTGGCCACTGCCGTTCTACCTGAATCATCCCGTCTGCCTGAGGTGATACATGGAGGCCACAGCTTCGAAGCCTACCTCGGAGGCCGGGATGAACAGAATGTCTCAGAAGAGGCCGATTTCGCTTCCATCATAGTATTTTATATTCTTGATGGAGTCCCGCCAACCCGGGTCAACCTCTGTCATACCTAATCATCAGGACTACTATATTGCAAGCCCCGCCATAATCCGGCAGGGCTTTTTTTGTGTCTTTTAATCTCCGTCTGACAGTCGGTTACTTTGTCGGAAATTAATCTCTCCGACTATGAGTGGTATAAACGAAACTGCTACTGTAACCCTCAATGTTAATGGCGCTCAGGCAAAACAGATGATGTCCGAGCTTGATACGAAAATCAAGGCCACAGAACAGACGATTGAGGAATTAAAAAACAAGATAAAAGACCCCAAGGCTCTTGAGAATGCCCAAAATCAGCTGAACGATTACAACACACGCCTTTGGGCTGTCATGGACAATGCAGCCCGGACAAAAACCGCGATAAACGAGATGAAAGCCTCGGGTGCTTCACCTGAGGAACTGGAGGCCGCTAAATCACAGCTAAAGAAATATTCTACTGAAATCGGGCATCTTAAACGTGCGGTAAAAGATGCCAAGACCGAACTTGACAAATTCGAGCCTAAGACACTGGAAAAGGCCCGGAAAGAACTGTCGTCATACAAAAAACAGCTTGAAGGAATTAAATCCGCTACCGAGGGCGTTACCCAAGCCCTCGGCAGTCTCGACACGGCCACTCCACGGCAACTCGAAAAGGCGCTCCGCACCCTCAATAAACAGTTAAAGGGGCTGACTCCGGGCACGGAAGTATGGAATTCACATGTCGAGCAGATTCAGAGTCTGAAAGCGCGCCTCGCAGAATTAAAAGATGAGATTGACGGACAGCAGTCAGCATGGTCTCGGTTTCAGGACTGGGCTTTGGGGGCTTGGCCTGCCATTGACCTATTGCAGCAATGGGGAGGGAACGCATTCGACATCATGCGTGGTGCGGTCGATGCCTATGCGGACATGGATCAGGAAATGGCCAATGTCCGCAAATTCACAGGGATGACAGCGGAAGCTGTCGATGACCTGAACGTGGAGTTCAAGAAAATCGACACCCGTACTTCACGCGAGAATCTTAACAAACTCGCACAGGAAGCCGGCCGTCTCGGCAAAACCTCAAAGGACGATATCCTCGGTTTTGTCAAAGCAGCTGATAAAATCAATGTCGCACTTGATGACCTTGGTTCGGACGCTACGCTTAAACTCTCCAAACTTACCGGGGTTTTCGGTGACGAATCACGTTACGGTACGGAACAATCCCTGCTTAAAGTGGGTTCCGTCATAAATGAACTGTCGCAGAACTGTTCGGCATCAGCACCCTACCTCGCCGATTTCGCCTCGCGAATGGGAGGTGTGGGAGCACAGGCAAATATGACAATCCCACAGATAATGGCCTTTGGAGCAGTCCTTGACAGCAATGGCCAACAGGTCGAAGCTTCATCCACAGCACTCTCTCAAGTCATCGTCCGGATGATGCAAGAACCTGCAAAATACGCCAAGGTCGCAGGCCTCGATGTCAAGAAATTCACACAGATGCTGAAGACTGATGTCAACAGCGCCCTGATTCTTTTCCTCGAAACCCTCCAGAAAGCCGGTGGTATGGACACACTGTCGCCGATGTTCAAAGACATGGGCGAGAACGGCTCTCGTGCCATTGCTGCCTTATCTACCCTTGCCACCCACATTGATCAGGTAAAAGCCCAGCAGGAAGTCGCAAATGTTGCCTTTGCGGAGGGAACATCCATTGATAAGGAGTTTGCAGTCCAGAACGAAACTGTACAGGCTTCACTCGAAAAGGCAAAAAACGCCGTGAACGAACTACGCGTCGAGCTTGGCCAGCGCCTTTCCCCCCTGATGTCTCACATGATATCGTCAACCTCCGCCATGACGAGGGGGCTTCTGACACTCATTAAATTTTGTTTTGAATACAAGGGGGTTATACTTACGCTATCGGCTACACTCCTTGCCTACATTGCCACCGTAAAGGCATACGTAGCCGCAAAGGCTATCGAAAATGCAGTTGAACAGACTGGCTTACGCCTGAAAGCTTTGGTGCGGCCACTCGTCCTTGCCACATCATTAGCCTATTATAAATTGACCAAAAATGTCACTAAGGCTGCTGTCGCTCAACGCTTGTTGAATGCCTCGATTTCTGTAAGCCCTATAGGCCTCATGATAACGGCAATCACCACGGCCATCGGTCTGTTATGGACTTACTCGTCAAGGGCAAAGAAAGCTGCTGAAGAACAGAGCCGTCTGCGCAAAGAGGCCGAAGCTTATAAAAAATCCATATCGGACATCTCTCTGGCTTCGGAACAGTATGCTCAAGAAGAAAAAAGCCGTCTTGACATGCTGTACAGGGCAGCAATGAGTGAAGCGACATCAAAACAAGAAAGAATAAAAGCTTCGAGAGAACTGATTTCCCTCTATCCTGACTATTTTAAGAACCTATCCGCTGAAGACATCATGCTCGGCAACGCAAAGGACCGATATGATGAACTAACCCGTTCAATCATCGAAAATGCGAGGGCGAGGGCAGCCGCTGATCTCGTGTATAAGAACCAGCAGGAGATACTTGAAATTGAACAGAATATCATTGACGGAGAAACAACACAGATTAGGTTGGCTGAAGAGAGGGACGCTGCCAGATTAAAGGTCGATAAAACACCCGATGCCACCGGCCTTATGTCTACAGGCATGGCTCAGCACGCTGCATACGCCGAAGCTATGACCGCGTATGTAGAGGCCGAAAATGCGCTTATCGACAAAGGCAATGAAGTACAGGATTTGTATGATAAGCGCCGGGCACTGGAAGAAGCCAATGAGGACTTGATCCAAAAGTTCGGTCCTGCCGCTCTTGCTGCCGCATCAAAGCCACAGTCCGGGCTCACTCCCGAATCTGTAGAGAATCCATCCCCTACAGGTTATGTCTCGCAGGTTCAAGCCGACAAAGAACGTAAGAAAAAAGAGGCCGAAGAACGCCGGGCTGCGGCCAAGGCAAAAAAAGAATTCAAGGCCGAGCTTGACTCTTACAAGGCCCAGCGTTCCGCCTCTGACCGTCAGGTGCTCGAACTTTACAAATCTGGAGTTATCGAATATGACGAACTCCTGCGTCGCCGGCACGAGAATGAACTGAAATATTATGACTCCTCGATATCGCATTTCCAAAAAACATTCTCTGACCAGAAAGACACATATCTGCAGGACGACAAGGACTACCAGAAGCTCCTCCTTGACCGTGAGAAATCCGACGAGAAATATGAACAGAACCGTACCGCCCTCGCACTACAGTCTATCAACCGTCGTAAAAATGCCGAAGAACAGGATGCGCAACACATGTTTGATGTCAAATCCGATCCTACGGTACAGGACGAGATAGCCCTTCAGACAGAACTGTACCGTATTCGTCGTACAGCCCTTGACGACAAGCTCGCCCTTTACACGGAAGGGTCGAAGGAGCATGCCGACGTTCGGTTTGAAATCGAGTCTCTTGAGAAGGAGCGTGAGCTGACATTGAACAAAACCTATTTCAAGGCCGTCAGCACCTTCCGTGAGGCTTATGACAAGAAGAGTGCGGCCGAAAGGTTCAGGCTTGAAAAGGCCACTCTTGACGCCCTGCTGAAAGCCAACATCGTTTCAGCCGAGCAATATGCCAGGTATCTCAAGGGTCTGTCCGATAAATACAGTTCCGAACTCCCCGGATCTTCTCCTGTTGCTTCGGCCGCAGAAGCAGCGGCAAAGTACGAAGCCGAAAAAAAACAGCTACAGGATGCGCTCGCTGAAGGACTGGTCTCTTCAGAGGAATTCTATGACCGTCTTGCCTCCATCGGAGAAGAAGCCCGGAAAACAATCTTTGACGGACTCCGCAGCTCCGCAGGAGAATGGAACGCCATGCTCTATAACATCGCCGATTCCTTCAAGTGCCTGCTTGATGGACTCGAAGGATCTCTTGCCGGCACTCTTGAACGTATAGGCCAATGCACTGCAGCGGTCTCCGCCGCCGTTACAGCCGGGATGCAGGTCGCCACTGAATATGCCAAGGCTGACGCTGAAATCCGGATTAACACCATCGAAAAGCGTTACGAAAAGGAAATCGAGAATGCTCAGGGCAATTCATATAAAGTCACGAAGCTTGAGAAGGAAAAAGAGGAAAAAATAGCCAAGATAAAAAATGATGTCACAAAAAAGCAATATGCAATGCAAGTCGCTCAGGCCTTTGCCGATACCGCGGCGAATGCCCTTAAGGCATACGGATCTGCGCAGGTGCTTCCCTTCCCTGCATCCCAGATTGTAGGAGCTATGGCCGCCGCTGTGGCCACAGCCCAAGGTCTTGCCCAGATTGCAGTCATCAAGAAACAGCGGCAGGCGGCCGAGGCTCAGGGCTACGCCGAAGGCGGATTCACAAAGCCCGGAGGTAAGTACGAGCCGGCCGGCATCGTTCATGCCGGTGAATGGGTGGCCTCACAGAAGCTTCTCGCCAGTCCCGTCGCACGTCCGATGATCGAGGCTCTTGACTACGCGCAGCGGACCAACACAGTCGGGTCACTCCGTCCTGATGATGTGTCACGCGCCATCACCGCAAACAATTCCCTCGTCCGGATTGCCGAAAATGACGGAAGCCCAGCACTCATTGTGGCCGCTGCCATGCAGATGTCACGCACTGTTGACAATCTTACCGACAGGCTCAACCAACCGTTTATTACGGTCAACACCGTCACAGGTGATCAGGGCATAAAACAGGCAGAGGACGAATATTCACGCCTCATAAACAATAAATCTCCTAAATCCCGTAAAAATGCAGCTAATCATTGATGGAAAGAATGCAGTATTGAAGAAAGGAAGCTCTTTCGATTATATCTCGGAAAACCGCTCTTTCTCTGACGCTGACGATTACACCCTTTCAATAACATTGCCATTGGCTGACTGTCCCGAAAATCTCGATATTTTCGGACATATTGACCGAATGGACATCGATTCTCGTAATATAGTTTTTGAGGCATCTGTCATTGACCGCGGATTTTCAAAAAACGGGGTTGTCACCGTCGTTGGCGCTACCGATATCGAGGTGAAATGTCAGTTCCTCGAAGGACGCAGTGTCCAGAACTTCAACACCACATTCGATGAAATCTATATAAACGATCTTGATCTCGGTGGCTATCCTGCTTCATCATTGCCACGCCTTCCGTCAGAATACCTGAACGACATCGGACATGGTGCAGCTCAGGTCGCCTTGCCTTGGGTATACGATGAATCCGGCAGCATTCAGAATGAAATGATATATGATTCCGGCGGTGCCCTCGTCTGGGCTCAGTCCGCAAAGGACACGGGAAAGCTGTCTTTTCAGCCATATCTTATTGTCATTGCCACACGTATATGTCAGGCAGTCGGTTACACCTATGATTTCTCCGGATGGGAAGCATCCCCGGAGCTTTATCTGCTCATCTGCAATACACTCCCGGCAGCTTGGGACATTCCTCAGTACGGACGTATCCTCCCGCATTGGTCTGTATCGGAATTCTTCGAGGAGTTGGAAAAAATCCTCGTGTGTGAAATCGATATTGACCATAAGGCTAAGCATATCGGATTGACATTCTGCAATGTTATTACGGAATCACTCCCTGTATTTAAAATCGATCAGGTGGTCGATTCCTTCGACTCTGAAATATCATATAATGACGGACTTTGCACCTTCAAAGGTCTGGCAAATCTAAGTTACGCTGACCGTGGTGACGAAAAATGGAAATTCGAACAGTGCCAATGGTTCATTGACCTGATAAGGTCTGAAAACAAATATTACAAGGAATTTCAGACTGAACGTGAATTCCTTGATTGGAGCACGGCCTCTTTTGGAATCCTCGGTCCTTCCCCGACAGGTAAGGATACGGAGCGTGGGAAAAATATCGGGATGCTGATACACATTGTCGAGTCGCACCGTTACGGCATATGGCGTGTGGTTTACGCTAACTTAAAAGAATTTCCCAATATGTATTTCTATAGATGGCTCGATCTTAATCGCTTCGGTAATGTCATTCAAGATCCAGATTCCGACAATGACATAGAGCTTCAATGTGTGCCAGCCTGTATCGACTACACTGACTCCGAACATGGAGATTGCCCCTTTCTCGCACCGGCAGACTTTAACGAAAATGAAGAGCTTGATGCCGATGGCATCCGGCAGCCCGTTGCCTACAGTAATCTCCTCAAGGGAGAACAGGATTCATCCCCGGTATATTATGACAAAATATATCTTGCCTATTGGAATGGAAACACATCTGATCAAGAAGCCGGGCTCACTCCTTCAGACCTGTGTCCGGCCGTTGACAAACGCTTTTCATTGGACAACAGATATGCGCCCTATCTTTCCGGCATTAAAATAAATCCACGTGAAAAGCTCAAGATATCATTTATTTCCTCCTCCATGCCTTCCGTCAGGTCTGTTTTCCATATCAAAGGAAGGCGCTACCTGTGCGAAAAAATAACTGCGACATTCACCGAAAACGGCATGTCGCAGCTGCTTAAAGGAGAATTCTATCCCATTATCGATGATTAAAGAGCTCCGTTATATCCGATAATGTCCCGGTTGCCGGGAGCTTTACTCGCACTCTTCTGTAAATAGATATCCGTAATCGCCAATGACGAGTGCCGGGCTTGGTCTTTTACATGCCGGGGCGCTACATTCTTATCGCACATTTCCGTGATTCCTGTATCTTTAAGCGAATAGAACTTCCACTCCCTTTTGAGTTTCAGGGCACGGCGCACATTGTCCCAGTGATCCCGGAAATGCTTTGGATCGATTTCCTTTTCTCCGGGTCTCAGCCTATACGAGAATATGAAATATTCCATCGGTGCGGAGAATACACCGAGGTCGATTCCATATTGGATGACCTTCTTTGGAAGTGTTATTGTCTGCGTCACCTTATTCTTGCTCAGTTCACCCGGTATTGTCAATGTACAGGCTTTAAGGTTGAAATGCCTCACTTTAATACGTGTCATTTCTACTGGCCGGATAAAGCAATAATACAGCAGATAACAGGCAAAAAGAAATTCCGGGTCTTTCTCCCGGCAATATTCGGCAATACACCCTACCACCTCAAGAGGTATGCACTCCCGCTCTTTCTTGTAGAGCCGTTTGCTGATCGGAGAGATTCCATCTGTCGGTTTACTGTCGAGATAACCCTTGTCTACAAGAAATCCACAAAACACCCGGAGGAAATTCAGATAGTTGTTTCGCGTCTGCGCTCCGTTGTCACGTTCTATGAACACGTAGTCAAGAAAGTCAACACAGAACTTGCGGTCGAACTGATAGGCATAGTAGATCGGGTTCTTTTTTGAGATATATTCCCGCATGATCTTGACATAGGACTTGTAACCGCTATATGTCTCTTTGCGGAAATAACCGCTCGCCAGCATTTTTTCTATGTGTGCCTCATAGCGGCTTACTGCTTCCTCGAATACAGTCAGGTCGCTCGTGTCATTGACAATCCACGGATTCCAACCCTTGTTTAACTGTTCCGTTAACCGCTTCATCACTCCACGGGCATACGTTCTGCGATTGGTTATACCTTTAATCCGGTTTAGTTTAATTCTTTTACGACGCATTTTACCCCGAGCCGGGTCATAGGCATAGAACTCGATATAATCACAGCCTTCGTTTTCTCTGTATGTTGGAAGGGTGAACTGACAGGCTATCTGAACACCGCTATGAAGGGTGATATTGGGGTTATTGTACGATTTTTTATGCGAGGAAAAATTTTTCGAGCACATTTTTTTTGACAT